ACGTGATCGAAGCCACTAGACATTTCCTCGCCGTTGCGCGTTGCGGAGCAGCTCCTGCATCTGGCGCTGCGCCGTCGGGTCGTTCGGCCCGATGATGGTCACGCTGATCGGGTTAATTTGCTCGATCGTGTTGGCTGATCCGGCCGACGTCGGCGCGTAGTAGTTGGTCGGCATCGTCATGTTGCTCGGCATAGCTGGCGCGCTATATCCGCCGACATTACCACCGCCACTACCGCCACCACCTTGTTGCATAGCTCGACCCGCGGCCCCTCGCAACGCCGCACCGATCGCAATAAACCCGATACCAGCGGCAATCATGCCAGGACCACTTAGCGCGAGAAACGACTCTCTCAGTTTTGTCATCAAGGCGCCAAGCGGGATTAAGCTTTTGCCGAAGTTAATCATGACGGAGCCAATTCCCGACAACAACGTTGCACCAAGCGCTCCAAACGCATCTTTAATGTTTGCGCCTTTCTGCAACGCGGTTTCAATGCCGATGATCAACGAATCGTATAGCGTATTCTGCAAATCTTGTTGCAAAAACGCGCCGAGTTGTTCGTTTTCCTTAACAATGTTTGCCTGAAATTTCTCAGTAATTTGCTTGTAGGCTGCGCGTGCATTTGCCTCAACAATTGGCGACACCTGAAAGCTCGTAGACGGCCCAATAATTGAGTTAACTGCTCCAATACCGGGACTCATCATGCGTTCAACATTACGCAGCTGTTTCTCCGTCAAACTTACTGTCGCGCTTGCAAGTGATTCGCGCACACCAACAAGTTTTTCCGTCAGTTCAACTTCTTTCTCAAACGGTAATTGTTTTGCTTGCAACGCCTTCTTCAGCCGTTCTTCTTCTCGAGTAAGTATCGCCGCTTGCTGATACGTAATCGGTACCAATGCAGCAAGTTCCTGCATTAACTCTACTTGCGTTTTTGCTTCTTTATTGCTCGCGGCAAGTTTTGGAGGCAATCCACCTTCTGCAACCGCAAGACTTGACGTGGCCGTTGTCACGCCCGTCATCATTTCTTGCAGACTGCTTAACGTTTTACTAAATACCAGTACGGTTGCTGCCGCTCCACCCACGGCCAGCGCGCCTTTAACAAGATTCCCCGACGCAAAGGCTGCTGCCGTGGCAACGGCCATCTCTGCCGCAGCGACCGTGAATAAGACCGTGCGGTATGCAACATAGGCCGCCGTTACGGTGACCAAAATTGACGCCACGAGCGGCAAGTTGTTCTTGAGCGCAGTGATAAACTTAACAAACGATTCGGCTGCACCCGTGCCCTTGTTCAATTCGCCGACAAACAAGAGCACCTGATTGCGCAGTTGCGTAAATGCGCCACTAATTGTCGTGGGCAATTTTGCAAATTCCTTCGCAAGCTCTTTATTTTGTAGAATTGCTTTAGCTAATTCCTGAGAATTAAGCCTGCCCGCCAATACCGCTTTGCGTAACTCTGCGGTCGTTATGCCAAACGATTCCGCAATAGCACGCGCAAGGCGCGGCGTCTGTTCGGCAAGACTTGTGTACTCTTGCGCTTGCACAGCGCCGTTGCCGAACGCTTGCCCAAGTTGTTGAATCGCCGCCGCAGCTTCGGCAGCAGTAGAACCCGACAGCGCGACCGCTTTCGCTGTCTGACTTGTCACAAGCAGCACTTGTTCTTGCGACAAATTTAGCGCGGTCGCGGCGTTTGCCGTTTTGGTGTAGAGGTTAACAATGTCCTCAAACGGCGTCCGCGTTTCTTGCGCCAGCGCAAACAACTGCGCCTGCACGCGCACCTGCTGTTCGGTGGATTTCGTCACCAACCCCAGGCGAGAGTTCATGTTAGTGTACGAGTCCGACATCTGCGCCAGTTCTCGCGCACCGAAGGAAGCCGCCAATGTGCGCATCGCGCCGGCAAGACTTATCGTCGCGCTATCCATTTTGGTTGCGCTAGTCGTCGCGCCTGCGAACGAGCGCCCTAACTTATCCATCGACGCCTTTACAGTCGCCGCGCCTTCTTCCTTGAGCCGCATCGTCAACGCAAAGACGTCCACCGTTACTCCGTGCTGTTAGTGTGTTGCGCGGCAAGTGCCCGCGCTACCGCCTCACGTTGCTGCTCCATCCGGTCCCGCGTGTTGTCGAGCATCTTCGACAGCGTGCCGGCCGCCGACAGATAGCGATATTCTGCCTTCTGCAAGTCCGCCGGCTGGTGGAACGCCACGGCCACTAAGCCCGCGAGGTCGGTGCGTTCGCCCATCCGGTCCACCTGCCGCTCACGCTTGAGCTGCGAGAGCTCCGCCCATGTCCATAAGGTCAGCGCAAACGACTCGCCCGCCACTGCGCGCACCGTTTGCCCTGACCCCTGTGCAACCTCGACGATGACTCGTGCCACGTACTGCGCAGCCGTCCAAGTCACCGTGACCCCGGACGACGCGCCGCCTATTTTCCCGCCGCGTCCGCCTCGGCCTTCGCCGCGAGCATGGCCTCGACGTCGGACACCTGCCCACGCGTCAGCTGCACCACGGCCATGACCTGCTCGACCGATAGCGTGTCCAGCTCCTTCTTCGACAGCTCCGGAATCGAGCGCCCGACCACCTCGAGCAGCACCGCGAACATGGCGTTGCCGGTCGGGTCGTCCGTTTGGGACGTCGCCATCCGGTGCGCCGACGCGCCCGTCATCGGCCGTACCGTCAGTTCACGCCCGAATAGGCGCACCTTCGGGAGCCGGTCCAACTGCACGAGCGCGTCGAGGTCGATCATTGTCACAAGGTTCGTCCGTTGACTAGGGTAGGTTACACCGATGCGATATACTCAATACGATACGGCGCGTCGCCGATTTGCGCACCGGTCACGCCCATATCCAAGCGCGCTTCGATCGTAATCGCGATGGCGATTTCGGCGCCGTCCTGCGACGTGATATCGTACTTGGTGCACAGCGCCGACGGGAAGCGGACCTGCACAAAGTTGCCGCCACCGCGGAGCCACACGCACCGCACGTCGGTCAGGTAGTCGCCCGCCGCCAAGAAACCGGCCGCGTCCTTCGGCATATAGGACGTCGAGCCGGTCCACGCGCCGCTGCCGACGACCGTCGCGCCGGGCTCGATCTGCAACACGTTCGTCGTCGACAGCTGGATGACGGTCCCTGAGACGGACGGCATGAAGGACGTCTTGCGGTCCAGCGCCGTGATCGGCGAGCGCTTGCCGTCGAACTCGATGTTTCGGTACTCGACGCCAGGGTCGAACTTGAGGCCGCCGTTGAACGCGCCAAACACGGTCGCGCCCACGTACAGCTGTCCGCTGTCCAGCACGACATCGGCCGGCAGCGTTGCGGTATAGCCAGTCAGCGGAGCAGTCATCTTAGAGCCTCACAAAGGGAAAGGGTACGACGGAAACTTACACGCGGGACGTCAAGACTGTCGGCCAAAGGTATAGTTCGTACGTCGCGAGCACGGCCACCACCGTCGAGTCGGCCGGATCGGAGAACATCGGCACCGTGTTGCGGGTCCGCGAACGGCCCACAATCAGCCCCGACGACGGGTTCGTATAGGCGGTCAGGCACTGGTCGACGAGATCCATTGCCGTCTCCACCATCGGGAGCTGCGACTCAGGCCGGCCAATTGCCTGCACCTCAAGCTGCGCGGTTTCGCGGTAGCCGTTGTAGGCGGCCAGCGAGGTGCGGGAGAGCAGTAACGTCAGGTACGGAAAGAGCACCCCGTCCGGCGCCGAGCGCACGTATATCCGCGGCGGGTTGCCGACGATCTCGCGCAGCATCTCCTTCTGCGGCGTCACGTAGTCGAGCAACGCCTGGCGGATCGTGGCGTAGATCTGCACGGTCGAGTTCGTGGCCTGCGCCTTGTTCAGGCTGCCCGGCACTACATAGCGCGGCTTCTCGGCAGCCATTATGCGGCCCCCATTAGACGCGCCACGACCCGCGCATAGGCGTCCCGCATCGCGCCGGTGCTCGCCATGCCGGCAGGCTCCCAGATTTGCACGCGCTCATGCCTGCGCGTAAACAGATTCTGATGCCCAAGCTCCCAGTACAGCGCCTCGATCAGCTTCGTGCCGAGGATCGTTTCGTAGCCGTCCGGCGTCTTGTACGGCGTCAGGAACCGCACCGACTGCTTGACGAACAGCGTGGACCGGAATCGGCCGCCCTTGTAATAGCTGCTCCCGAACTGCTTGACGACCGCGTTCTTGAG